CCGCCTGTCCAGTGGTTTGTTTTTTCCGATGCGACTTTGAAACAGATAATGATGCAGTGGCATATCTTTGATGTACTCTCTGACTTCTTTTTTTAAAGTCTTTGTCATCTTGAGCTGTTTCCTTTTTCCAGTCTTCTGCTCTTTGATTTTGATATACCAACCTTGAACATCCTTTACTCGTATTCGAAGAATGTCGCCCACTCGTAATCCGGAATTGATGCCAAATAAAAAGAGCAAGTAGTTCCGCTCATTCCATTCTCGCAGATATTCCTTCATAGCTTGGATATCATCCTTATCCCTGATTGGGTCCACAATGTTCATCGACTCACCTCCTTCCAAGGTAAAATAAAAAGCCAGCATTGCTGACTTACACTTATTGAGAATACAGGATTCGAACCTGTGTCCCTGGATTAAAAATCCAGTGCTCTTGTCCAAATTAAGCTAATCCTCAACCAATTTTCTATAAGGAGACCTCTCTTCGGTTTTACCCGATGATATAATTTTACCACCTTATTTTTAAATTTTTTCCACACTTTCGACTGTATTTTTAACTTTTTTCCAAATTAATATTAATCTTAGTGTTCACAGATAGTTCATAGATTTTCTTTTCTAGTCCGCTAAAGAATGGCTCAATCACTTCCTTGTAGGCAAGAGATTTACTGCAATGTAAGTATTTGATTGATGCTCCCTCCACAGTTAGAGTTCCATCAATGTATACTTCTTTGATTGCAGCCCATTGTTTTTCGGGTGTCAAAATTTTGATAGTGCTGATTGCTTCTCGAAGCAGTTCGAGACGATGCAGTTCTGGATCTGATTCTTTCTTGATGATATCAGCCAGCGCTTTCGGTGTCATTACCTTATTACTCTTGATCCCTGTATTTGGATCGGTTGGTTTCCAAGGTGCTTCAATTTCTTCGATACGTTCCTTAATTTCTTTTTCAAACGGATACTGCTTCAAAGCTAGTATTAAATACCCATACCTGCTTCTTAAATTCATTTACTAACCTCCCTGCAGTATACTTCTATAATTCCATTCAATCCTAAACTTTCACGGTAAGCAAGTGCCTCGGATCTAGCATGGAATTCTTTCTCTGTATACTTTGCTAAGTGTTTAGGATCGCTCCAACTTGAGCGTCCATGGTATTTCCTAACAACATATACCCTCATTTATTGTCCTCCACATCGATGATATGATCAATAATACGCTTTAAATCTCTTATATTGTCAAATGGCAGCACTGCATCGTGCAGATCTTCAAAGTATGAATCTGTTTCAAAAAACTCTTCCCCAAGTATAGCTATCTCTAGCTTGCCATTTATTTGGGCAATAGATAGAATTCTATTCGCTCGCATTGGTATATGTACATTATCCAAACTCATCATTTCTCCTTTCTGTTTTTAAACGCTATCACACTGGCCCAGATCAAACCAGAGAGCCAGACTAGGCCGAATAATAAATAGATAAAGTTTTGTAGGTCCATGTTAATTCCCATCTATTTGTTATACAGTGTTACGTTGCTTGAGTGAGTGTAATATACCTCGCCATTTTCGAAAGTCACACGAATACTATCTTGTTCGTCATATTTTGCCCATTGCTTTACTTCACCTTCGACAATTCGTCCGTCAACTAGTCTGATTTTTGCGTATTTGAAAGTAAAAGTTGTTCCAAGAATATCTTTATTTCCACACCCCGATAGTGTTATAAAAGACAAATAAACAAAAATTGTAATTAATAATTTTTTTATCATATTTCTACCTCTTCTCCTACTTCAATATTTTATAGCGCCCATCTTTTTTTGGACTTATTCCTTTTAAAAATAGGGTTCTTTTTTTCCTTCTTCTGCTGCTTGTGATATTCACTGTCTTTATTGAAGATAATATCTTCATCTTCAATAAGTTCAGGAATAAAATATCTAGATTGGTATCGTTTAGGCCGTTTCATCCCTCAACCTCCTAAATTGCTGAATGGAACTTCCCATTGATAATCATCATATTCATAACAAACATTTTTGATAATTTCACCTTTAGAAATTTCAATTTCCTGTGTGAATTCCATGCCACACTCAAACGTAAAAATTTTAATATCAACATCAAACTTACTTGAAATTTCTTGATAACTATTTGGTTCTACTGCCCAGGCTTGATTAAAGTCATTTATCTCAATAACCAAATAATCATCATCAAGCCAAAAACTCAATTTATTATTTTGAATAAAGGCTCTTCTTGTGCCATTGATATAAAAATATGGTGCTGTGGTTGTTAATTCAAACAATCCAATTTCAATATCTTCTTCAATTTCCACATTATCAGCAGTACAAAACATGTATTTCAATGCTTGTGCAATATTGTCTTTTTTTCCTCTTAATTTAAGAGATCCTTCGGCCCAATTTGGCATTATCCCTTCACCTCCTCGTACTTAATTTCTCTAGTAAGTCTGTTCTTAAAAAAATGACTTGTAAAATAAATACCGTCTGCATATGTATAATAATCAGCGGTTTCTTCTTCCCACTGACTCTTAGTATACGGATATCTGTTTGGTCGTGTCATTCTGTTACCTCCTACCTTTTGTTATTTTTCACTACCTAAAAATATCACTATTACCCAAAAGAAAGACCACATAAGGTCCGAGAGCGACTTTAGAAACTGTTCTACTGTCATTCTGTTACCTCCAGCAATTCAGGGTTTTCGTAGATGTTGCCGATGATTACCTCATCACCAGTCCAAGCATATCCCTCTCTTATACCTTTTAAATATATAGCAGGCATACCTCCAATATAGGTACCGCCATATTCCTTTTCTATATATACTTCATGAAGGCAACCTCTTGTACATTTAATAATATCTCCGACAAAAACTTCCTTCCCGTTCTTATCAAATAGACCTGTGGATTGCATGAGTTCTAAATTATCAATCTTTGCATTTTCTCCAAGGCTTTTTTCCATAAACAAAACCGTAGTCGCGTTCCCATCATCATCAAAACGAATTCGTTTGACTTTGCCCATTTCTTTCCATGTCTTATGCCACGCTCTAAATTTTGAAATCATTCTGCTTCCTCCTCAACTTCAAACAACGAGCTATTAAACACTTCCCCAAGCCCTACATCTTCTAACTCTTTGCGAGTAAATTTCGATTTTAATCTACTTTGTAAAAAACCTAAGAAATCCTCGTCTGTATTTCTTACAAGATACTGATTTACGGATTTGATTTTTACTGTATACTTTGGTTCTTTCTCGACCGTGTAGCCGTCAATCCAAGCGCGGGCGAAAACTTCTTGATTGCTTGTACTTTTTAGCCAATCAATACATTCGTCTGATAGTCTGTTCTCTTTCCACGAAATTGGATTTAGGGCAAACGATAAACTTATAAGATGCTCAAATGTTTTACATTTTTTAATCCAGTCAGCAATAAACTGTGGTACTGTGACTTTCTCACGTTCCATAGCGCCATCAAACCTACCTTGCTCATACCCAGCTCTATATTTTAGCGATCCATAATCACTACCAAGCTCATTTAAAATTTCGTTGAGCCATACTTCCTGTGAGTCAAGGTCTATACTCTTAATTAGTGCGATAACGTCTTTTAATTTGATTTTATTTTTATTGACCATTTGATCCGCGCTTATAACGCACTCTTTCGGTACTTCTACTCTTTCACCATCATCAAGGACCACAACGATTCGTGGTAGATCATCTGTTGAATAAGTAAACCCGTCAAAAGTTCCATACAGTAAAACTCTAGTCCAATCTTCCATTTTATAAATCCTCCTTACAATACTCTTCCACAAGCTCATCTAACCAAGACCACTTATCGACATCATCATCAATAGGTTTTACATCTCTCTCTTGTAACCATGCCGAAAATTTCACCACGTTATCAATATAGATTGTGCAATAATCTCCCCAGTCCCACCAAGTAAGAAAAATCTCTATTTTATTCCCATTTTCGTCTTCAACTGTGATAGAGCCATTTTCTACCATCGCTGTCCCAAAACATAGATCACAAGTGCCCGTCTGTTCTTCCTGGACATCTGATACATAATCAATAACTTTATACTTCATCAGTTAATCCTCATATAAATCATCGACTTTAAAACAGTTAATATTCTTTGGGTTCACAAAAAGATTTCTGAAATTCATTAAATTTCCATTGTTAAACTGACTAATGATTTTTTTCAATTCTTCTTCATCAAAACCATGCACTTCGAATTCAGCCTTTTGTGAATTTGAAAAAATAATTGTGATTTTTTTATTTTCAATAACATTTGTATTATTCATGTTTCAAGTCCTCCTCTTTAACAAACGTACCATCAATCCATTTCCCTTTGCGATCCTTGATTTCGTTATAGGCACCATTCAAACATTCCAGGAATTCATAACCTAAAATATTGCTGATTGATTTCAAGTAGGCTACAATGCGCACCAGGTTATGACGACACATTTTTTTGTTTGCTAAATCTTGAGATAGTTGAAACTCACTGATATTGGCATTTAGCAGTTTGAAGCAGTCTATTGCTTCTTTTCGTCTAATGTTATTAGACTCTTCAAAGATGCTCTGTACATCCTCTTTGATCAGCAATGCTAAACCTACAACTACTACAGCACAATCACCAATGCTGTCTTTTGTTAGTGCTCCATTCTTTTTCAAGAACCCTGCACATAACTCACCGAATTCCTCACTTAATTTTAAGGACTGCTTATCTAGCCGGCCCCCGTTTTCTAGATCTCGATCAATAAACCATTTTTTTACTTTGTTTAAAATTAAATTCTCCATTTTTTCCTCTTTCTATTTTTTCACAAGTTTTAGATTGCCAGTCTCTTTGCCTTTTTTGTTTAAATCTGCATAGAATTTCAATAGCAATTTATCCTTCCCTGTAATTTTGCTTAAATTCTTTAATGATCCAGTACATAAATAGCGCCCGTTTTCATAGAGCTTATAATCAGCCAACTCATCCGCATCACCCATAAGGGACTTCTCACCAATTTGAAAATACTCACAAATCAGCTGTATATGATATTCGTGTACTTTTGTTTTGCCAGTCAATAGACTGCTTATAGTATTTATTGAGTAGCCTGTTTCTTTGGATAATTTTCTAGCTGTTAAGTTATGGCTTTTCATTAAGAGCTTGAGTTGCTCTTTGAAATGTTCTATCTGATTTTTGGTGTAACCTGCCATGATACATCACAACTCCTTTTTCAATTATCAATTTCTACTGGATAGAATGTACCGAATGACTTTCTCAAAGCATTTCCTACCTGGATAGCTACCCCACGAGATACGAACTTCATAGCTTTCGATTCTTCAGAAAAAGAGACATCTAGACCAGTTGTTTCAATTACTACAGATTTTATAAATGGTTTTGCTTGTTTTGATCCATGTTTTAAAATAAACATTACTTCCCATCCTTTTCTAATTTCTGTAGCATTTTATTTTTTGCTTTCTCCAAAGCTTTTTTCTCTTGATCACTTGTTTGATTGGTATAATTTGGTTTTGACCAATCTGGAACGTTTGATTGTTGCTTTGCTGGTTGTCCTTTTGTTTTGCTTTCCTGAAACTTCCGTTCTCGTTCGTTTACTGCTGCAATTGATAACAATCCATCATTTTTCCAATTTTGCAAAATAGCTCTAATATAGCTGAAATTTCTTTTACCATTGTCAGCGGCTAAACTGATAGCTTTTAAAACCACATCTGGTTCCATACTATCCACCGTGATGAATTCTTTTAAAGTTTCAAATTGGATTCCGTCAATTGGTGAAATACGAGACTGATATTCATCTACGATGATTTTTAGCGTATTTTTCTCTAAATCTTTCTCTATATCTATCTCTATTTCTTTCTCTTTCTCTATCTCTATCTCTAACTCTGGTGGATGTTCGTCCGACATTTGTCCGGACAAATGTCCCAACAATATTTTTTGTTTTTCCTTCTCGATTCTTCTGCGATAGTCACGCTTTCTATCAGCTTCCGTGTTCGATTTTCCAATAAATGATTCAATGTCTAGCATGAAAATGGCACCATTGTCCAAAACATCAATTAGGTTCATTTCCTTAAAAATGCTGACAGCTTTTTCTACTACTGCCACAGGATGTCTCGTGATTTTTGAAAGCATTTCAGAATTGAATGGGATTCGATCATTGAACATCAACTTACCATTGTTTTTCAAAGATCTCAGATATAGCTTGATCAAAATGTTAGAGTATAGAAAGCCATCTGGCATACTTTCTAAAATAATCATTTCATCGCTATCATAAAAATTTTCTTTCACTCTCAGATAGTAGTATTTCTTATTATCTGACATTTCATTCCTCCATTCTAGAATGGTAGACCGTCATCAGGGATATTCATTTGATTACTTTCAAATGAAGGAGGCATTTGCTCATCCATAGAGTTCCGGTTGGCTGAATTGTCACGTTTTTCTAAACTTCTGAAACTATCAATAACAACTTCAGTCACATAGACACGTTGACCTTGCTGATTCTCATAATTACGAGTTTGGATGTGGCCAGTGATGGCTACAAGATTTCCTTTTTTGATCCAGCTTGCGAAGTTCTCCGCTAATTTCCGCCAGATCACGCAATTGATAAAATCTGCATCATATCCACCATCTTGATTTTTAAAATTTCGATTTACAGCAAGCGTGAATTGTCCAACCGCTTGATCTTGAGGTGTTCGATGTAGTTCTACATCACGAGTTAAGCGCCCGATAAGTACAACATTATTAATCATTTCCCACTCCTCTCAAATCCTTTTCATTTTTTAAAATTGCCTTCTCTTTCTCAATCAACCAATCCATGTGAACCTTTGCTTTTTCCAAGTCCTCAATCCCGTTTTTTTGGCGATAACGAAGGATATATTTTAGGAGATTGCCCAAATGATACCCTGTTAGCTGTTCATCATTCATGAAGTTGCGATGAACATCAATTGCTTCTAAGCCATTCCGTCCTTGGTAATGTTTTGGATTTCTTACATTGTCGTTCATAGTTCAGACATTCCTTTCACTGTTCTCTTTTGATGAATCTCTGACATTCTCTTATTCCACATTTCACGCTGATATTTTGCTGATTTGTAATGCTTCATTTTAGCCTTTTGGCGAACGATTACTTCACGCATCACATAGATTGCGAATCCTGAAAATAAAATGTATGTTACAAAAGCTACTGCTAAAATAATTTCAGTTGTTGTCATTTTCTTCTACCTCTTTTGTTTCTTTTTGCGGGAAAAGTTCCCGGTTGAATTTATTGATCATCACATCTTGAGCCTTATTGCTCTCTTTGATTTTTTCGATGCTTTCAGCCCAATGACCTGTACTTTCAAAGTTCATTTGGACTGAATTTTCTAGTTCTTTAATGTGTTGTTCTTGATCGTACATGATTTTCATTGTTGCGCCTGCAAATAATAATAATAGTGTTGCAAGTGATAAAACAGTAATTTTTAATTGTTTTAAGCTCATACTCTAATCACCCCATCATTCTTAAAATCAAGAGCCATCTGATGAAGTTTATCTTCAAATTCGTTATCTGGCAATTTCATCAATTTGGCTTTTTCCTCTACCTTTAGCGGGCGATTGGCGTCTTGCCATTCCATCAATTTTAATAATCTTTTAATAGGATCCATTTCTTCTCCTTCAAATTGTGTTATAATTAGTTCATAGTTCTTTCAAAGTGCCTTTCTCAAGGTGCTTTTTTATTTTTGCAAGCTTCGACAGAATCGCTGAACATCTTCCAAATTGTAGAGATACTTCCCGCCCTTTCCGGACTGTTGGAATTGAAATTTCCCTTGGTCTCTCCACTCTTCTAGTTTAGTTCTACCCCATCCGGTTGCTTCCTGTAGCTGTTTGATCGGCACCCATGTAATCTGTCTACTTGTTCTGCGCTTGGCTTCTTCCATTGCTTTGATATTTAGTGATACGAGTTCTTCAAAAAGTTGATTAATATAGTTCTCGTTATGAGTTTGAGTTATTTGATTTAGAATAGGATATTGTGACATTCCCGTCTCCTTTCTAACTTTAATTTTTCTTTTGTTCTATAGCCCTTAAAATTATTTCGTGAGCTATATCTTTTGTGAGCTTTTGTAACTTAATCAAAGCTTCACTATAAGTTTCTGATTGTTCAATTAGCCAGTCAGATAACTTTATAATTTCATCTTCAAAATCCATCTCAAGACCGATGACCTTTCTATATTATTGTGTTAAGTTACTACTGACAAAAAAACGATTAAATAAGACCTCTTACTCCTTATGAAAATCGTCTGTCAATTTTTATGAAAGGAGGAATCTTATGGTTTTAATTAATCAGATGTTACCGGATGAAGTAGGATTTTTATCCCACCGTTTTTCAAGCTCAGAAATCAAAAGAATAGAAACAAAATCGAAAGCTCTTTTGAAATTTGCAACTTCAACAGATAACGAGACATTCATAGACTTGTTTGTGGTTTATGAAGATGGTCTAGTTATTCTGCATAAAAGTGAGACGTTTGAAATATGGGCCAATAAAAAACCTAACTTCAAAACTGTTGATGGTGAAGTTATTGTGACTTTTTAATAATGAACGTCCCAGATTCTAGATTAAAAAGAACTTTACCATTTTCTGAACTAAGGACTTGTTTTTTAACAAGTTCTTTTTTTAATTTCATTTTCATTTATTTCTCCTTATACAATTTATTTAAGCAGAGTATTAGGAAATGATTGCTTAATTGATATCTCTTTAGGATGCTCCCGACCATTAATATAGTCGATTTGGATTAGAGTTTCAGGTACTTCGTCCTTGCTTGTCTCCCAAACAATGTTTATTCCTTGTAAACCGATATCTTCAGCTTGAAAATCAATTCCATTTAAAATAACGTGAGGTATGCTAGAATCATTGCTGATCTTAATTTCTAGATTTTCGATTTGCAATGTCTTTTTTAAAGGTTCGCTCATTTATCCTCCTCACCCCACCAAACTCATCTGTCCGTTACGGGCTTTGATTTCTAGCTTGGTATTTGCTGATGGCTCCCAACTATCCCAATAGTCGAAAGCTTTTTTCTCGTCCTTGCGCTTCAATAAGTCGTAGCGTGGAATTCGGAAATAGTCCTTGAAGTCTTTAGCAGCCTGAGAAAATACAGATTGTGCAAAATGTCGGTCACGGTATGCCTGGCTATCTTTGCCACCGAGCAAGGCTACGACTTTCTTCTTACGCAATTTTTCCAATGCCAGACAGACCGAAGGGTTGACTGGTTGCTCATTCTTCAGATAATCAACATCAGCAGATAAGATGGACTGGCCTTCTTTCAGTTTTTTTAATTCCTGGAGCGCATGGATCATTGCGTCTTCTACCACTAACTCGGTAGGTTGAATTGTCACTTCATTCATTATTCAAATTCTCCTTCTAAAATGTTGCTTTCTTTGCGAATATCGTTCAGGTCATTGAAGAAACGAAGTCCACGACTGATAAAACTATCAAATTCGTTTCGTATGATTCCGTCTGCTTTAAGGACTTTCTCTTCGTCTGCATAAATCAGACCTCCCATACTTGCCAAAAAGTCATTTCCCTTTTGCAATAGGCTTGTGATATTCTTGTAAGCTGAGATTTGCTTTTGTACGCTGTTGAGTTGCCCTTGCGATTCTTCAATCGCTCGTGTCAATTCA